GCCGGCGTGAAGCTGCATTGTCTGACCGATATGCCGAGCGTGGTGGCGGATGTGGCTAACTCGGTCATCGCCGAGCCAATGCACTTCAACTGGCCCAGCTGGTGGGCCAAGATCGAGCTCTACCTCCATCCTGGTCCGATCCTCTATCTCGACCTCGACGTGACCGTGATCGGCGACCTGCGACCGCTCATGGATTTGGCGACCAAGCACAACATGGTGATGTGCCGCGGGTTCTGGGGCGATGCCGATCCGAACCCGCTCAACAGCACCGTCGTCGGCTGGCGTGGTGATCAGACTGCCATTCCTCGGGCGTTCCTCCGAGATGTGCCAGGCCATATTGAGCGCGGCGGGCAGCGGGATGCATGGGGAGATCAGGGGTTCGTGCGAAGCCTTCTGGGCGCTGATGCCGTGTCGTTATGGCAGGAGGAAATCCCCGGCGCGGTGCGCTCGTACAAGCGAGAGGCGTTCCCGTCGAAAGTGCTGCCGACCGCGATCGTGGCAAGTCACGGCAAGCCTCGACCGTGGGACCGTGGCGGCGCCGACGAATGGTTGCGTGCCAAAGGGGTTCGGGTGTAGAGTGGCCGGCCATGAGCACCACGCCCGACTTCGCTCGCGTTTTGTGCCTCCTGGCACCCGGCACCACGCTGACCGCGGACCAGCAAAGTTCGCTATACACGTGGATGCAGGTTGCGGCTCAGGTCGCAGATAGCCGCATCCCATCTGCGGCGTGCATGACCACTCCGATCCGACAGATGATCGCCGAGCACTTGGCGGCCCACTATTATGAGCTGGGCGCCGGCCTGAACGTGGCGTCGGAGCGCTTGCTCGACTATGCGGTCACCTACGCGAACGGCGCGGATGTCGGGCTGGCCGCATCGCGCAACGGTCGCGTTGCGATCGAGCTTGATTGCACGGGCACGCTTGCCCAGGCGAGCAAGCCTCGCCCACAGTTCGCGGTGCTGGATGCGTCATGAGGCCGATCCCGAATCGACTGTTGCCGCACTCGGTCACATGGCGCGCTCGGCAATCAGTTGACGACCACGGTAAGCCTACTTACGGGGCAGCGACGACAGTCAGTCGGTGCATGGACCAGCGTGGCGGCGGAATAAGTGGAAGCTCATTCGGGGGGCGCATTGGCCTCGACATTGACGGAGAAATTGCATTTCCAAAAGGAAAATTGATAGTAACGGAGGCGAATGAAATGAGCGTTTTTGACGAGATAACTTTGCCAGACGGCTTGGTTGCCAGGATTCTTCACATTCAGAAGCCAACGGGGCCCTCGCTTGAGACTCATCATCTAACGGTGGTCTATGGGTGATGGCCGGCTTCGATAACTTTCCGCTCGTGATCCGGCAGATCAGGCTCTATGCGGACGGCCTTCGCGCGGGCTCGGTCGAGGCGGCCGTCACGGAGGCGCATGGTGTGCTTCGTGATGCGCTGCCGATCACGCCAATCGACACCGGCGCGCTGCGCCGCAGCGGGCGGGTCGAGGGTCCGCGCAAGCAAGGCGGCGGTGGCAGCAGGGCAACGCTCGTCACCGTCAGTTTCGGCGGGCCGAGCACGCCGCGATATGTCGATTACGCGGTCTATGTCCACGAGATCGCTGAGGCGCGCCATGCGCCGCCGACGCAGTGGAAGTTCCTGGAGACGGTCTGGAACCGCCGCCGGAGCACCATGGCGGCGCGTATCGCCAGCGTCGCGGCAGCCCGGGCTCGCAGGGCGGCCAAGCGATGAGCAGCGCATGGCAGGAAGCGGTCAAGGCGGCGATCGAGGCCACGGCGGTGACGTGGCCAGTGTCGCTTGACTATATGCCAGACAGCCCCGACCAGGCGATCGCGGTCTACAATACGGGCGGCACCGATCCCGAACGCGACAAGATCGGCGGGCGGTGGCAGCCCTCGTGGCAAGTGCTGATGCGAGGCGCGCCCGATGACCGGGAGCCTGTGATTGATGCGGCGTTGGTGATCAATACTGCTCTTGAGGGGGCGGGCGCGATCACGGGCGCGCGCAGAGTGATGGCGGGTCAGAGCAACCCCATACCGGTTCGGCTAGACGAACGCCGGCGACCGGTGTATTCGCTCAACTACCGGGCCGTGATGACTTGAGGCCCGAAAGGAAGGAGTTGGCCCGATGGCCATCGAGGACAGCCTAAACTGTGTGCTCAAGGTCGACGCCGATGCGGCGTCGCCTTACTCCTACGTCACGATCGGCGGGCAGGCTGATACGCGCCTCAATCTCGGCGCTCGGCGGTATCCGACCAGCAACAAGGCCACGGGCGGGTGGGAGACCGCGCTCGCGGGCCGGCGACAGTTCGAGGTCACGGTGCGAGGTTATGCGGATTGGCCCGACACCACGGGGCTGGAGGTGATCCGCGCCGCCAACGAGGCCGGCACCAACGTTGCGGCCCAGATCGTGATCAACAGTGCCGGGGCGAACTACAAGGCCACGATGCAGGTCACCGACTTCGAGATCGACGCGCCGAACGAGAATGCGACCCAGTACTCGTTCACGCTCGTCAATGCGGTCGGCGCACCCGTTTACGCGGCCAGTTGATGGGCGCGTTTGACGGACCGGAGGAAGCCGCGGCCAATCCGGCACGCGGCGATGTCGAGGTCGAGCTCGCCGGCCATCATCTGGTGTTGCGACCGACGCCGGGTGCCACGGCCGAGATCGAGCACCAGGCCGGGCGCGGCACGCTGGCGCTGATCAATGCGGCGCTCGACCGCACGATCACACTCCGCGAGCTGGCGATTGTGGTCTGCGCCGGCGTGCGCGCGACCGGCGAGAAGCGTGCCACAATCGACAAGTGCCAGGAGATGGTCTGGCAGACGGGCGTAGTGCGGGCCGTCGAGGCTGTCCAAACGTTCTTGATCCGCTCGGTCAACGGGGGGCGTGATTTCCGCCCTTTGCCCGACGAGGCGGTCGAGGAATGGATGCCATCCCGCTCCGGGAATGGCTCGGCCTCGCGGTCGTCGACCTCGGATGGGAGCCGGACGTCTTCTGGCGATCCAGCTGGTTTGAGTTCCACGCTGCTGTCGACCGGTTCGTTGAGCGAGCCGAGCAGCAAGCCGCCGCTGCCCGGGGCGCCCGACATTCCGGAGCGCGCGCACAAGCTGGTCGAACCCCGGTGACGAAGACGACGACCGATGGGCCTGACCTGGCCGCCATTCGCGCCGAGCAGGAGGGCAAGACGTTCGAGCAATTCCGCGATGAGGTGCTGGCGGGAGGGCGTTAGGTGCCGATAGAGCTGGAGCGCCTCCGAGTCGTTTTCGATGCCTACACGCGAGACTTTGATCGGCGCGTTGCTGAACTAACGCGAGACTTGAATGCCGTCGACAAAACGGCAGAGACCGCGTCCCGGAGCTTTGCGAACAACATCGAGCGTGGCACGCAGGCGGCCGGTCAAAGCACGCGTCGCATGGGCTATCAACTCCAGAACGTCAGCTACCAGTTCCAGGATTTCATCGTTCAGGTGAGCAGTGGAACGAGTGTGTTCCGCGCATTTGCTCAGCAGGCGCCGCAGTTATTTGTCGGGTTCGGATATCAGGGCGCCATCCTTGGCACCATCGCAGCTGGGATGGGTGCGCTCGCGGCGGCGGTGTTCGACACAGGCAACGCCGCCGAGGATACGGGGGCGACGATCGATGAGCTCGCGAAGAAGTTCAAGGCCCTCGGCGACCGCAAGGATGACGTGAAAGGCCTGGTCGCGGCCGTGCTTGAGCTGGACGCCGCGGCCCAGAAGGTGGCGCGGATTGAATTGGACGTCGGGGCGGCCACCGCGAAAGAGCAACTAGACGCCGCCACCGATGCCCTAGCCGAGTATGCCCAGCAGGCGGCCCGAGGGCGGTTGGCCGGCGCGGTAGAGGACCCATTGGCCGGGTTGGGGCCGGCAGGTTTGCCTAGTGAAGCCGCCATCCCTGCGGCTGCGATCGAACAGGCCCAACAGCTGCGGACGACTGCTGATCTGTTTAAGCAGAATAAGATCGAGGTTGATGAATATCTGCGCCGCTTGCAGGCGTTGGAGGCGGAGGCACCCGCCGCCTTGAAGGGTCTTGTTAATGAGGTCATCGAGCTAGCGAAGGGGTTCATCGCGGCGCGTGGCGAGGCCGAGGGACTGGCAGCCAGTGCTACCCAGATTGCAGCTCTGGCCGATAAGGTCGAGGCGCTTGGTTTTGCCCAGTCTCAGTTAAACGACTTGCTCAAGGGGGTAGAGTTCGCCGCGGGCGCTGAGCAGGCGGCGGAATACGCAAGGCAGCTTGCATCCGGTAAAATCAACATCCAGC